CCTATAGTCCCCCCCGCTCCCCCTTCTCCCCTTACAGCCCCGAGGCGACGCTTCGACCCGGCGTTTGTCGACATCGCTGAGGTACACCAAAAACCCGTGATCGAGCATCGCCGCACACACCCGGCTGAACAGCGCTGGGTCGCACCCCCACGTCATGATCAACCGCACCGGGTCGCCCCAGACGATCCCCCAATAGTTCTCGGCCGCCATCCGGCGCCAGAACTCCAGCAGGAACACGCGGCCCGAATCGTCCAGCTCTCGCCACAGCGGCTTGTCCAGCAGGGAGCGGTACAGCGGCAGCCAGGTGGGGTCCTCGCGGAAGTGCTGCCAGACCCCCCACGGGCCGCGTGCGTTGACCACAGCCAGCCAGGGCGTCTGGATCCCGTACGTGGTCGACGGTTCCGCCGGCCAGGGAAATCGGCGCAGCTCGGGATGGACCAGAGAGGCAGCGGGCGTAGAGCCCGCATGATGAGATCGTGACATGCTCCGTCCTCGGTATACATCTGCGATGGAATGGACACACAGACCACCCACCGGAGGCCCGCGAGATCGATATCCCGGCGTGGCGGAGCCGGCAGACCGCGCTACGGGGCACTCCCGAGCGCGCCCAGCACTCACCGAAGCGCCCCATGGCCACACCATCATCAACAGACACCAGAATACCATTCAGGCCTCTTCCATTCGATCCGCCAGGTCCTCATCGAGGACCCGGCTCAATTCCTCGGCGATCATCTCCGCCAGACTCGACGGGCTCGCCACGAGCGGCTCTCGCTTCGTCCGGCGCAGGGCTCGGTACTCCACATCGGTCAACGTCACCCGAAACGCCTGAAAGCCCGCCGGCTCTACTCGGGGCATTCTTCCGCCTCCACCCTGTTCTCCAGCCAGCGGATGAACTCGCCGATACAGTCACGGGCCGTGGCGGCACACCGACTCGTTGCCTCTGCATAATCCACCGAGGCTTGCAGTGGCTCGGCCAGGTGCGGTGAGGCGTTCTGGCGATTGATCAGACGCGAGCTGGTGCGAAACGCCATCATCTCTTCCTTGAGGTAGCGCCCCTCCGCCTCCCTCAAAATACCATAGATGATGTCAACTGATTCGTGTGGAAACGGCACGCGTTGCTTACTCATTTGCCCACCGCCTGGCACGGTGTGCAGCCGATCTCGCACGTGGCGGGGTCGCCGTCACATTGGGCACAGGTCGTCACGGTCGCCGCCTTCTTGCGTCGAGGTTTCCTGGGGGCGACCTTCTTCTTCGTTGTCTTGCGGGCGGCTTTCTTTGTTGTTTTCTTCTCGCCCTTGGCGATCCGCTTGACGTCGAGTCCCAGAAACTTCGCCGCCGGCACCAGGCGTTTGAAGTCGTAGTCACTGAGCCACTTCGACTTTGATCTCGCCACCAACCACGCTTTGAGTCGGTCGGCGACGATCTGCCCCCAGAGTTGCCCGATATCCGCCAGCATCTCCTTCGCCTGCGTCAATACCGCCAGGTCCTTGGACTTTTCACCAAATGGAAATCCCAACAGCAGTCCGACCGCCAGCGCCGTGTCCGGGTCGAGTTCCACTGCCGCGACGGCCTCGTAGAGTCGCTGGGTCTTCTCTACCATCGCCAACCGTCTCTTCTCGCGTTGTTTCTCCTGCTCTTTGTAGCTCCTTCCCTCCTCTCCCTTTGCCTCTTCGACCGGCCGCACCCACTTGACGGCGCCCTTGCCCTTGCCTGCCACGACGATCGCCGCAACAGCGCCCGCCTCGCCTTCCTTGCAGATCTCCACCGAGTCGGCCGTCAGGAGCCGCTTGCCGTGCACCTTCTTCAGCGAGCGGATCTCCTTGCGGTATTTGTCCCCATCCCAGTAATCCCTCGGCGCCGCCAACAGTGAGAGGGGAATGGCCTCGGCAATCTCTTTCTGTGCCAGAAGCTCCTTGAAGGCCGCCTTCTCGGCGCGGGCGCACTTCTTGTCCCAACACTTCCGGTCGAGACACTTTTCCTTATTGCCCGTAGCTCCGTCCTCGTCGTCGGCCCACAGAAACGTCGGCTGGGCCCCCGTGCGATTGATGCATTGGGCGCACGTCGCCCGGTCGAACGGCGCCTTGCTCAGGTCGAGCATCTCCAGGCCGATCCGCTCCTCCAACTCCTTGACGCTCCATCGATCGAAACTGCAATAACTCCCCGATTGGAACTTCTTGAGCTGGGCGATCTGCATCGCCGCCGGCAATCGGGCGATCACCGCCCAGTGCGACGCCGTCCACTGCGTGAGCATGCTCTGCATCGATGCGCCGTACCGCTCCCCCTCGGCACTGCCGATCGCCTTGGACCAATCGCCGACCAGGTTGCGATAGATCTGTGCGTGCTGCACCACCCAGTGCGGAGTTTGCCCCAATTTGCCGGCGACAGCGCGGGCGTCCTGGTCGTATCTGTCGAGCCACTTGGCCGCGCGCTTGCCCTCTTCCAACGGAGTCAAGTCCTCGTGGAGATTGGCCATCGCCACAATGTCGAACGCCACAGCGTCGTCTACAACACCAAGGTCCCTCACCGGGACCTGATCCAACCCGGCGGCCGCCGCCGCTGCCATTCGACGGTGGCCACTGAGGACCTGGAGTCCGCCGTCGTATTGTCGGACGGTCAGTGGTTCGAGCACGCCGTTGGCCGCGATCGAGGCCACCAGCTCCTGAAAGCCGGCGCTCTTTGTCCGCACCGTCCTGGGGTTGTCGGGATGAGCCAACAGGCGGTCGATAGGGCAACCTGTCACGGTCATTACTTCATAAGCCTTCATGGGGTCTCCTTCTTCTTCGCCCGTGCCACCACAACACGTGAGCCAGGGCGTTGTCATAATCCCAATCGCGAGGCGCCAGCCCCAGGCGGTAGCTCCACTGCCACCGCTGGCGGAGGCTCATCGCCGCCACTCTCGCCCGGGCGCCCGCCAGGGTCTCGATCACCGGACCCGCGAATGGATCGAACTCAGTCGCCATCGTCCACCACCCCCCCACAGGGCACACCGTCCGGAGCGTTGTGTTTGCGCGTGACCCGGCATCCGGCGACGATCCGATAGGCGACTTCTTTACAACAGTCGGGGCACTTCATTTGCCCGACCCAGCCGCTGGAGGAGGGTAGCTCGCCATCGCTCTGCGTTTTCGCGTGCACGCGGGACTTCGCCCGTCTCGGTACGCTCGTCGCCTCCACGATGCTCGCGACAATCAGACCGTCGGCCCACCGGGCGGGACACCTCCGGCTGCCTGCGAAGGCGTCGAGTCCGAACTGATGGATGGCGGCCTTGCCGTTGGCCTTGGCGCTGCCGCAGCCGTCACGCGGGAGTTTCAGCGAGCCAACATCGTCCGGCCCCGCCGGCTCGATAAAGAGAAACTTTCGATCCTTACTGGCGTAGATCACCCCGTAGGATCTGCCCGCCGGCCAGCTTGCCATCAAGTCCGCACTGATCGCCAGCGAGCCTCGATCGCTGAAACTCACCGTCGCCTTCATCCCCACCGTCCGAATCGGGCGATACCGGTCGAGCTGGGTACGATCAATCGTGTTGTTGGTTGTCTTCGCCATGATCTTCCTTTCTTTCGTGTCGCGGGAACCAGTCCCGCAAGAAGCTTGCCGCCAGAAATACTATGCCACGGATCGCACGTGGGCCCCAGGTGTACCAGGGGTAGATGTGTTTGCTCATCGCGTCACTTCCCCTTCGGCGGGTTCCGCCACGTCACCAAATCGCCACGGGCCTCCGCTAGGGTGGGCGGTGTCTTGAAATCGTACGCAATCGCCCATGCCTTGGCCCGCATGTCGTCGCGAGGATCTTCGGTGCGGAGGGCCTTCTGGTGGTAGGCCCACCATCGCTCGCGGTGCGCCATGCGGATGCGTGCGTGTCGGGCGGGGTCGAAAACCCAGTCGTGGACGCGCCCGGCGAATAGCTTCAGCGCGTCCCACAACAAATCAGCCATCCATACCTTCATGCTCATGTCAGACTCCTTTCTAAGCGGGGTGGACCGCTCGAAGGCCCACCCCGCACGGTCCTCGGCGAAGCTACTAAAACTCGATGCGTCCCCCAAACCACAATTCCGGCCCGCTACTCAGGACCGGATCGCTGCTGCTGCCCCCCTCGATGACGCGATAGACCCATTCGAGGACCGCTGGTCCAACCTCCATCCCGGCTCCGGCCGATGCCGTGATGGCGTTGGGGCCATCGTCCATTGGTAGGGTGTCCAGCTTGCCGAGCAGGTAGGTTTTGACGGCCAGCGTCTCAGGCAGGTTGAGCCACGATCCAATCTTGGGCAGCCAGTTCGCCACCGGAACGCTCCCCTCCGGGTCCACGATCATCTTGGCATAGCCCCCCACCCCCCAATCCGGGTCGGTGTCCTCGGCGTACCACGTCCCCGTCAGTCCCGCCTCCCAGACGTCTGTCTCGTAGATCCCGACTCTGCCCTCCAGGCGGCTCGTACCGACGTCCGTCAGGAGCGAGACGCTGAGGCCATCCGCGTCCGCTACGACGGCCCAGGCCAGCAGGCCCACGATGATGATGAGAAATCCCTTCCAGTTCATTCGATGACTCCTTTCAAAAATACGTGATTATTCCTCAAACACCAAACGCCTGTGTCCGGTTTCCAGGTCGGTCTCCCAGTGATATAAAGTGCGCGTCTCGCGCGGCATCTCCATTGGTTCGATTGGCCAATACGATGGATAGTCGTCGCTCCGGCTCGGCGCATGGGGCGTGCCGAACTCAATTCGGTATGATTCATTCGGCTCAAAAGCTGGCGGCCACTCGCTCCGCGATACATCGCCTGAGATTGGGGTGTTGGTGTCATCGATTCCCGGTGTGTCCGCTGCGGGGCGGCCCGTGGCTGCATCGACGCCGGGCGTTGGATGGGTCACCCACCAGCAGAACGAGCCCCAACACATGCCGATAAGAAACCAAACCAGACAATCAACTCGTTTCGTCATGCGTCCCACTCCCTACACTCAGCGCATCCCGACGGACAGACTCCGTCGTCGCTGACGGGACAGATTACGGTGATTTCGACCGGCTCGGGGGGCAGTCCCCACGGCTCGGGATCGAACAGGACCCTTGAATGCACCCCACCGGGGGTCTCGTTGGATGCGGGCATTTTCAGCCTCCAGGAACCCCACCCTCTGTGGTGAGGGGGGAAGTGTGACTCGATAGATGGTGATCTCCACCTGCACAGTAGACTGCACCCACTCGACCGCCCGCTGGATCGCCGTCTCCTGTTTGCTGGCTCGCACCTGGTACTCGCGGAACCGATCGTCGCCGACCAGGTGCCGGTAGCCGTCAATTCGCAGGAACACACGAGAGATATACTGATCCTTCCAGCCGACCGATGGCTCACCGTACACCAGCCACACGGCCGGCCACTCGGCATCGAACCGGTCCAGCGCCATCTCCACCGTGGGCGTCACGATCGCGGAGATTATCCTCGGGGCAGGCATGGAGACTCCTTCTGCCGCTGATTCCAGCGAATACCCGCTTCGGCCGCCGTCGGTGACTCGGGACCATAGGCCCCACACTCCTCGCACCGCATGGCGTAGGCAACGAGCACCACGCCCCGGGCGTCCCAGATCGCATCCCAGTAAACGAAGTGGCGACCGCAAAACGGACAGGGCTCGGCCTCGGGTATCTCGATCTTGGCCATGCGACCTCCTTATTCGAACAACTCGGCCCACTCGCCCTCGAACCGCACCAGGCAACCACCCTCCTTGGACCGGATCAGGAACTCCAGGTCGGCCAGACGGTCGGGCGCCAACTGCACGTCCTCGAACTCGATCACGCAACTTTTGAGGACGCCGAACAGACTGATCGGCTTGATCTCCGGCGCATCGGTCGGGCTGATCACGATCCCAACGGGCGTCTCGCGGGCAGCGCTCTTCAGCAACCAACTCTCCGGGGTGGGATCGATCCCCAGTTTTACCGTGCTCTTTTTGCACTTGCGGTCAATGACCCAGCCCGTGCAGTCCAGTGCTACTTTTGTCGTCTTCGCCATGGGACTCCTTTCGCGTGAGGGTTTCGATCGCCTCGATGTAGTCGGCGAGGTAGTTGCGGCACTTGGCGTGCGTCCATCTGTGGCAATGCCGGCGGACGCTTGGGGGGACGTGCTCGAACCACTCGCGTCCGTGGCGGTCGTAGGTCTTAACGACGTTGCCGATCCCCCAGTTGTAGGCCGCCAGGCGGAGGTACGCCGAATCCGGCAGGCCATAATGGCGGAGGTACCGGGGCAGCATGTCCCGCCAGTAGTAGCTGCCCGCAATGAGGTTGTGCGCCGGGTCGAAGGCCTCATCATAGGACCACTCGACGTCGAGGTCCTCGCAGATATCCCGCCAGGTGGCCCGGCGGATCTGGAGCAACCCCCGCTCTCCCACCGGGCCGACGCAGTTCGGATCGCCGGACGATTCGATCTGGATCATCCGGTTGACGGCATCGGCCAGGCCGGTGGCGTCGTAGGTTTCCTCGGCGGAGGCTCTCGTCAACAGGGTTAGAGCAATCAGTACGGCCATCCATGCCACGCAAACCCATCCCATGGTCAGCTCTCCACGTCGCAACATTCCAAGTCCATCCAATTGACACTCTCTGCTGATTTCATGCGGGCCCGCAGCAGGGCCCGCTGTTCTTTTGGTGTTTGCTTCAGGGGTCGGTTGGCGATCTTGTCGCGCACTCTCGCGGCCCGGTCGGGGAACTTGCGCTCGACCAGTTCCAGCAGCACCTCCGGCTTGGTCCGGTCCAGCACCGGGTGACAGACCGCACAACAGCCCACCCCGAAATCCGCATCGTATTTGTGCTCGGGATACCGCGATCGCGGGTAGATGTGATGGGCCTGCGTCGCCTCTCGTTGGCTGCACAAGAAACATCGGGGCCCGGTCTCGACACGCACGCACTTCGACCAGAGGTTATCGATGGGTTTCATCAGCGCACCCCGCACCGCCCCCGGTAGGCCTGGGGGCACAGAAGCGCAGTCAGCACAGACCACGCGGTTTGAATGATTCGTCTCATGGCTTTTCTCCAATGCTCTTTTCATCGAAACGCCCCCGGCACATCGTATCGGCGGGCCAGTCGCTACGCTGGCTATGCGGCTCCATTTCGTCCCTTGCGGGCACAAGGCTTTTCTGTCCGCTACCACGCCTCAGTCATCGCGTGTCTGCGATTTTCCACGCCTCCGCCGATATTGCACAAAAGAGTTATCAAAGAACAAAATTGTATCGGCGGGCCGGACGCTACCCCGGCTAGCTGGCTTCACCCAGCGGCCCCATGCCTACTGACAGTTACAGCAGCATTATCTGGTTGCCTGGATTTCGCATGGCACATCCGCGTGTCTGCTTTCCACGCCGCCGCCGATACTGATTTCACCGGAGGAGAAATGTTGCAGGGGCAGGCAAAAAGACCCGGGTCCTTGGGGCCCGGGTCTTTGAGGAGGATACATCGCCTGGCGCGACGCATTACGTCGGTTTGAAACTCAATGCTTTACACGCAGGGGGTCACAGGTTCGAGTCCTGTACCGCCCATTGGGTTCCGTCCTTCGACACCGGGTTTGAGGCCATGGCATCGAGGGTGGAACCCTCCTTTTTTCCTACCCGAGACGCGGTCTGCCGGGCAATTTCGAAGTAAGACTCCCTTGCAGCCGTGTAGTGGGTCAGGGTCTTGGTGCTGCTGTGGCCGGTCAATCGGATGACGAAATGTTCCGGCAGATCCTCGCAGGCCTCGGTGATGTAGGTCGCCCGCAACTGGTGAAACTTCCCGATCCGCCGACCGAACGCGAGAAACTGGAGCCGGTTGAAGGTCCGATTGAAGTTGTTCAACGGCCGCCGGCATCGCTCGCTCGCGAGCACGCCACCTTCCTGCATCCGCAGCAGACTGGCCTCGATGGATCGTGGCAAGAGCACGTAATGACCCGTGTTCAGTTGCCCAATCGCGGCGCGAGCCTGATCGACATACGGCACGTGGCGAACCTCTTTGTCCTTGGGATCCCAAGGCCAGGTGCGATCGGTGGCTTCCTTCGGCTCGACCCACGCGAAACCATCCCGAAGGTTGTCCCGCGTCAGGTTCAGCAGCTCCCCCCGGCGAAACCCGGTAGTCCGAGCCATCCACAGGATCGCCCGCCACAGGTCGTCGGGACAGTAGCGCAGAAGCCGCTCGAACTGCCAGTTCTCGAACACGCGGACCGGCTTGCGGGTGACCCTGAACTGTTTGACCCCGGCCAAAGGGTCTGCCTCGACCAGTCCGCGTTTGACCGCCCACTTGGTCAGGACCTGAATCGACCGGAGGTACATGTTGGCCGTGTTCTTGCATCGACCCGTGTCGACCAGCCAGGTCTTATAGCGGTCGCCGTCCGACGGCGTGAGCTGATCGAGGGTCTTCCGGGCCCGGGCCATATCGAACCATCGGCAGGCCCGCGTCGTGATCTCCCTGGTAGAATCTTCCAGGTCGTAGCGCCTTTCCGCCAGGTACTCGGCGCACAATGCGGTCAGTGTGACCATAAGGCGAATCCTCCTTTCTGATCGCCAGACGATGTATCCCGCCCGGCATCTTACAATTCGGAGGCGCCCCAGTCCACACTGAGCTATCCGCCCACCCCTATGTAAGTTCCAAAGAGCGTACTGCAATCAGCCCAACGGGGCTGGTTTACTTTCGTTGCCGTCGGGATTGTAGGCCCAGTCCTCCAGCCCGGAGATCGATTCGACGTCGATTGGCCCGCGTCGACGCAGGACCGCCTGGCGAATGCCACACAATGGATGCGGGGTCCGGACTTCCAGAATTCCCGAGGGTCCCAGGACCACGGGCAGATTGCCCTGGGCCTGTGCTGCGGCCACGATCTGATCGAGGGCTCGGTATTCCGGCGTCGTGAGGAGCCGCCTCGGAGGCCTCCGCCTGGCTCGGGCCAGGGCTCGCTGCACCGCCCGCCCCACTTGTACCTCGTTGACGTCCACCATCGATCCGATAAACATCTCATCCATGACAGCCTCCCTCGCAAAGGACCGCCCGGGGGTGGCTCAATGCAGTACGCCCCCGGGCCGTCGGATTCAGGCTACAGAGTCGGGCCGGCGGCCCGTCCGACCGCCGGTCCAACGTGCACGACAACGGGCGCCGGGGCCCGTCGACTTCACTGGCGGCGGGAAGACTCGAACTTCCAACCTCTCGGTTATGAGCCGACCGAGCTAACCGCTGCTCTACGCCGCGACAAAAACGGCCGGCGCTGATCCGATAGTCGCGGACAACGCCGGCCTTGGCCGAGAGAAAGGATCTTAGAAAACGGCCCCCGTCCAGGGATGCACCGTCGGAGAGGAGGATCGACAGGGGCCGGAGTTGGTAAAGCTGGCGCGGTCGGGCCGGCTTCGGAGGGGAGAAAACATGATGAGAACAGGGGGCGCCGTCGCGCCCCCGAGATCGACCGCCCCGTTGCAGCTGATGACACCGCGAGGAGGGGGGGGCTGCCGACGTTTGATCCGCCCGACAGAATCGGGTATACTGTGGTTTCAATCCACGCCTCAGGAGGCGGCGTTGCGTCCGGAATGGAATCGATCGCAGTGTCATCATACGTGCTATATCGACAATTCCCGTGAGTTTGTACAGGATAAATTCGAACGATCACGGATGCTTTCCGGTGATTGCGGACTGGCTGTCAACGTAAGTTTTGTGGTAAGGGGAGATTATGACTCGCGGGCTCACTGAAAAAAAATTCGAACAAATGGCGCAACCGGCCCTCATAACGCCCGCTCCCAGTGCTCCACAACGAGATCGATAAGTTTCTCTCTCCTCATGTTCGGTTCTTTCGGTAGGTCCAGAACCTTATCGGCCCCGCACTTCAGGCACACCTCCGCCTGAAGAAGATCGAGCCGCCGAACCGCCTCATCGGTCCCCGCCGGCAGGGACCAGCTCATCAGCTCATCGAGGAGTGTCTGAATATCCATCTCGAATCGCCCTCATCAACGCTGTGTACTCCGATCGCTGCCGTTCGTCCATCCGCTGAAGCGTGACCTTCATCTCCTGTTGATTGGCACAGATATTTCGAAGGTCCGTTTCCAACGACGTGACCCGTTCGCGGACCATCGCCAGTTCGCTCTTGGTCGCCTCCAGGCTGTCGGCCGTTTCGCCAACCTTATCCCACCGCGAGCCCACCGCCATCAGCGTCGCGGCGAACACGACCACCACGCTCCACGCGAAGCCGATCAGCCACCTGTTCATCTGCGCCTTCTTCTCGCTGGTCACTTCGACTCCTCCTTGATTCCGAAGGCTCTCATATAGGTCATCAGTTCGCGTCGGGCGGGCATGTTGCCCGGCCGCATCAGCGTCTTGACGTATTGCAGCAATTCGCCCGGCGGGATCACCTGCTCGGGGGCCTTGCGGCTCAGCATCCGTCGGTTGTACTCGGTCAGTTCCTGGAGCACTTCCTTGCGGGTTTCGGTGTCCCCGTTGATCAGTCCCAGGTGGAACCGCTGTCCCCACACCCGCTTGTTCGCCTGGCGCTCGGCGCCGATGGCCATGAGGATGCGTCCCTTCTCGTAGGCGCGACTGAGCCGCTCGGGCTGGAAGCCCATCGCCTTCATCACCGCCTCCATCTCTGAAAGGTGGAACTGCCCCTTGCCGTCGAGGTCCAGCACGGGCTGGGTGCTGCGGTACCGCGCCCCCTGGGAATACTGCCGCCAGGCGGCCAGAGGATTCCGCAGGAATTCCGGGCTCATATCCTCGAGGGCGCTGGCGTAGTCTCCCACCTGAATATCCTTGGTCACGCGGCTCACGCGGGCGGGCACATCAGCCAGCACGCCTCCGGCCCATTCGGCGTAGGCCTTGAACACGTCCTGTCCCGGCTCGACCACCGGCACCAGGTCGTGCATTCCCACCGAGCCGGAGAGCGTCACGCCGGCGGCCGTGGGCGCTCCCCGCATGACGATCTTGGCGGCGGTCTCTCCGATCACCTCGGCCATGTCCTCTTCCGGATCGCTCTTGAATATCTGGGCATAGGCCAACGCCCCCAATCCAGCCAGGGGCAGGGCCTTGAGACCGCCGATAAACGTCCACGCCGCCATGTGCCGGGCCAACGGTCCGATCCGCCCTTCCTTGATCTGGTTCTTGATCCAGGTGAGCTGGTGGAGCGTAAACGACCGGAACGTCATCAGGGGGGTAAAGCCCCCGCGAAACAGCGACGGTCGTGTCCCCTTGGAGTACCGGTGATGCGCCTCGTCCACGATCTCGGTAATCCTCGCCGGGTCGGTGATTCCCGCCCGATGGATGGCGACGGCCATGGACCGGCGGTTGAAACTCTCGGCGGCCCGGAAGAAATCGATCCAACTGAGGGCCTGTTTCGCCTTGCCCACTGTGGAACGATAGATCGGATTGCCCCCGAAGCCGCTGATCTCCTGGCTGAGCTGCGGATCGAGCAGCCCGGTTTCCTCCATCTGGGCCAGCAGGGCCTTTTCCCCCTGCGTGATGCGTCCCACCGCCAGGTCCGCCTGGGCGCCGAGCATCTTGGCCATCGACTGTTTGGTGTACCGGCTCAGCGTCGGCCAGCCGAGCACCATATTGCCTGTGAGGTTGACGGCAGCGCTCTTGAGGTTCAGGAACAAGTAGGCGTAATAGAGCCCGCTCCGCAGTTTGGGCATCTCGTGAGGCTGCTCGCCCGTCCAGTACTTGACGTCCTCGACCGCCATAAGATACAGATTCGGCGTCTTGGCCGGATCGATCTCGGCCAGGGCCTCGGGGAACTTCCGCATCGCCTCCATCTTCGTTAAAAAGCCCACGATCCCCGCATAGTACTCGGCCAAGGGCCTTCTAAGGTCCTGCGTCCACCCCTTGACCTCGGCCCGCTTGATGAAGTGCATTCCAAAGCCCTTGGACTTTTCCAGGTCCTTGAAGGCCTGCTCTAAAGCGTCAGCCTGGTTTTCTGTTATCCCAGGCAGATCACCCACTTGCTTCTTCCACTGCTCGATCACCAGGTTGACCATGCTTTGCACCGGCGCATACGTCGCTTCCTGGAAGGCCTGGTAGGGCAGGTTCGTCTCTTTGACCACGAAGACCGCCGACTCGGGATACGACTGCTGGAGGCGCCGTTTCTCCTGTTCGGCCTCCCACCGGCTCACCCCGCTCATATCGATGGTCTGGGGCGGTCGACCGAGGGCCTTGGCTCTCGCCCGGGGCTCCTTGACGACGACCCGGAAGTTCCCGTACCACTTGTGCGGGATGTAGTTGCCGATTCGGGCCCGCATCTCGTCGATCTGTTCTTGGGGGACCTCCAGCCGCTCCATCTCGGCGATCAACAGCTCACCCAACTCGTCGAGTGCCTCGCGCGTGGCCACGTACGCCGCCCGCTGCTCGGCGTCGAGGGCATTGATCAGCTTGCCGAGCGCCGGGTTGTCGGGATACTGCTCGACCGCGACGAGGGCCTCGTGTACCGCTGCCAGCCGCTTGTCGTCCAGATCGAAATACGGCTTCGTCTTCTCCGCCAGGTGTTGCCACATCACCTGATTGGCGATCTCGCGGGCCTTTTGCAGTTCGTAGGTGGGCTTGTACTGCGGGAAGCTCTGCGCCACGTCGTCGCGAAACTGGATGTACTTGAACACCCGGACCATATCCTTGTGTTGTTTCTTGCCGAGTTTCCACCAGGCGACGAGGTTCTCGATGAAGGGCACGTCGACGTCGGGCATCGAGGGGCTCGGCAAATCCGCCGGCGGGGTCTCGCCAAAGTACTCCCTGAGCGAATCCGCCGTCTCCTGCGCTGCCAGCGCGGTGTTCTGGTCGCGCACCTCGTTTTCCGTCGGCTCGCTGGTATCGATCCCAAAGGCCTGATTGACTGCGTGCTCGATGGCGAACCGTTCCTTGGCTGCCGGCGGAAGGTCTTCGAACGGGGTGTCCTCTGTCACCGGCTGCTCGATGCTCTCTTCGCCCAGCGCCTTGAGCCTTCTGCGGATGGCCAGGGGCAGCCGCCCCCAACTCCAGGTGCGGAACTGTCGGTGTACCTCAGCCAGGTCGGGCCGCTCGGCCTCGAATCGCGCGACCAATCCCTCCGGCTGCTCGTTGACCACCGCCTCTGTGACCTGCTGGAGCGTGACTGGCTGCTCACCCGTCTGCGGAACTCCCTCCCGTCCGACCTCTGGGGCCGGTTCTCCCTCGCGTGGCTCTGAGGGGCGTACAGGGGGCGTCTCGGCCTCGAGCTTAGCCAGAGCTTCGTCCGCCCATTTGATGCCACGGTATTGTTCGAGCACCCGACGTGGGACAGGGAGCCCGCTGTCAACCGCGTGAGCGACCTCAAGGGCATGGTCGGCGTCGCCGGGTAGTTCGTGAATCTGGCCGGCATCAAATACCACATAGATATCCGTTTTCTCCGCTCCGTCGTACGTGTTGCGGAAAATCGCCCCGTCATGACCCTCGGCCTTCGCCCTTACGAGCAAGTCCTTATACGTCTCATCCCGGAATTTCGAGCCCTTGAAGTCATGCACCAAGGGGTTTTCCATGTACAGGTAGGCGGCGTTGACCGACGCGGTCTCGCCTTTCGCATAGCTGGCCGCCGTCTCTTTGTCTGCCGCAAAAAAGAATCCTTCTCTCGCGCTCGGTGCTCCCGAACCCGTTCCTAAAAATCCCGAATCAAACCGCTCAAAAACCTCCCCTGTCCCATGGAATACGGTCACGGGCTCGCCGGTTTCTGTGACAGCCTGGGTGCCCTCCACTGCGTCTTTTGCATCCGCCAGAGTGGGCGCAATATATTCCTCTCTCGTCATCTCCCACGGCTGCCCGCCCTCTCCCGCTGGGGCCTCGGCGGCAACGGTTGGGGTCTCTCCCACCCCAGTGGCCTGACCCTCTCCTGGTACACCGGGAACCGTTTCTTCGGCGGGTGGGGTTTTCGCATCGCGCACCCTCCCTCTGGCGTCCAGTGCCATTTTCGCGCCGCCGGGCACGGCGAGGACCGCCGCCTCGACGGGCAGGTTCTTCAGATCGTCCTCCAAGCCCTTCTTGAGTCTCGCCAGGGGTCCCGCTTCCGGCCCCAATCCAAAGTCCTCTGTCCCCACGATCGCGTGCAGCACCGTAGCGAGTCGCTCTTCGCCCATCTCCGCGATGAGGCCATCGAATTTGGCCGCGTCGAAGAACCTGGTGGCGAATTCATCCGCCGCCCCTGGTTTGGGATGCGTAGCGATGTACGCCCGGCGTAGGCCTTCGTAGAGCCTGGAACCCAGGGGCATCTTCGCCAGTGTGTTTCGCCCGACCCACGCGCCGCCTTTGATGATCCCTTCGCCTGCCGATTCGGAGGCCACCTCGATCAGGTTGGACGCCCAGCCCTTCCAGATGCTCGTCGCCCAACTCTCGGGGTCCACCTGGACCACCTTGCCTTCTTCGAGCGAGATCCGGTCCACTCTTCGCTCCACGATCTCCTCGGCCAGTCGATGGGGCATCCCCAGTGTGGATCGTGTAATCTGGGCCCCCGTCCATCCGGCCGCCTTGAGGACCGCTCGACCGCCCTTGGTCTTCGCGTAGCCCTGAAGAGTCTTCAAGCCGATCTCGCGCGCCGTCTGGTTGCCCAGCTTGGCCATCCCTCCCGTGAGGGCGAATTCGATCATCCACGCGGGCATGTAGCTGAGTCCGTCGAAGACCTTGGCGCCGAAGGTCATTCCCCGTTCGGCCACCTCCTGCTGTTTGAGGAGGAAGGATTCGATACTCCGGAGATCCTGCTGTCGCCGTTCTTGGGGCAGTGCAATGACCTTGGGTTTGCCCGGCAGGCGCTGCATCCGGCCTTCCGGAGATTCGGCCTTTTCGAACTCGGCGCGGAACTCCTCTTCGTACACGTCCTTCTGGAGTCGGTGGGCGGCGGCCATCAGGTCCGCTGACGCCAGGGCTCCTGTCGGTGAGAAGGGAATCCGGCTGGTCCAGTCCACCGCATCCATGCGGATGATCTGCTCGATGGTCCCGATCCGGTTGTCCTCAGCCCGTGCGCGGCCCACGGCAAAGGGATCGGAAGGATCGACGCGACCGAGGAGATCGGATTCGAGCTTGAGGCTCTCCCAATAGGGCTCCATTTGCTCGGGGGACACCATCAGGTTGCGGGAGGTCTCCAGCATCTTGCGCACGTCCGGTTCGTCGAACCGGGGCGGTCGGTTCAATCCTTCGAGGCGATTGCGTTGGGGCTGGAGGCTTTCGAGGCGGTTCATTGGAGCATCTCACGGATCTGTTCGACCGTTGCCGTGCCGTTGGCCAGGGCGCTGAGGGCTGTTTGTTTCTCGTCGGTGGTCATGGTGTCCCACACCGATTCGAGTCCCTGTGGTGTACCCATCGGGATGACCCCCTCATTCGGGCCTTCCCACGGACTGGCGGCGGGGGTGAGCACCTGTTGTTCCCAGGATTCGAGCAGGCTTTCTCGACCGGTTGCATCCATCGACCGCACGCGGGCGAGAATTCGCCGGCTCTCGACGTACAGGTCATCCTCGGAGGCCTCCGGATGCTCGCGGAGCCATCGCCGCATCTGGTCGTCGTGATAGTTCACCAGCCGCTCCTGGCGGTTCTTCTGGTTGTCCAGTGCTGCGAGGGCATCGGGCCCGGCGCCGCTGGTCATCATCACGGTCATCAGGTCCTGCGTCGTCGTCACCAGCTCCCGCCGGGCCGCCTGGGTGATGTCCCGCATGGCCGTATCGATCGGGCGGGTACTGGTCAGATCGGCGATCCGTGCATCGCGGAAGGCGGGGGTCAGCCTGGTAGCCATCGCGTCGAGTCGGCGAAGGGCGGCCTCGGGCTGGATACGGTTGAACTGCACATCCGCCACGAGACCGTAGGCCTCGGCGGAGGCCTGCGGATCGTTCTCCGTCGCTGGTCCTTTCTTGACCAGCTCCTGGAGCTGTTTCGCTTCCGCCGGCGAGACGATTCCCGCTCTGAGGGCCTGATCGATCTGTGTCGGGTCTTCGAGTTTATCCTGCATCGCGTCGGCGAAGAGGTTGTTCTTGGCCGTCTCGTTTTCGATTGCGACAGCGCGTTGCTCTTTCCCTTCCTGCGTGCGGGCGAAGGTGCTCAGCTCGTTGTGTACGCCGGCGGCGTCGCCGACATCGAGCCCCATGAACGCCTGCCAGTCGGGATCGTCGATCAGCTCGACGGCGCTGTCCCATCCTTGGGCGGAGGCGTGGTTCTGGAGGTACTTCCGTGCGGTGGTCATGCGGGCGTCGACGGACGCGGCATCGATATAGGTTGTGAGTCGCTGGCGATCGGCGGGACTGTATCGGTCGGAATAGAGTTCGAACAGCTCCTGGGCATCGGCGACGCGGTCGGTGCTCGCCAGTCCTTGGATCTCGGCGGTGATGTCTTCGAGCTCGAGGGTGCTCAGGGTGTCGGCCGTATAGCGTCCGTAGTTCGGGGCGGTGGCGTTGAATCGCTTCTCCAACTCCTCGGTGGCGTGGGTCGAGAGATTCGCCGAGGCCTGGGCGAATCGCTCATCGAGCCGTTTGCCGAAGGTCTCGATCTCCACTTGATACCCGGTGACGGTGGATCCCGTTTCCGGGTCGACCTGGGTTTTTTTGAGTTCCTCGCGGCGATCGCTGATCCCCGAGAGGTAGTCCAGTTGCCACTGCTCGATCTCACGCCAGGCGCGGTTGGCGGCGAGGGCGTCTTCCCTCGCAATCTTCCGCTCGGCGGTGGCCTTGATTCCGGCCCCGAGCTGGGAGATGGCGGCGCCGAGGCCCACGTTGGCCACGGCCATCTGACCCCCCGGTGGGGTGTACTGGGGAGCGACCTGTCTGACGTATCCCGGCATCATGAGAAGAAACTCCCTACAGCGCCCAGCGCTCCCTTGGCAGTGGCGGCGTGCGCGGCCTTCTTGTATCGCTTCGCTTCGGCCAGCGCGGCGGCTTTCTGAACTCGTCCCGTGCGGGCGGTCATCATCTTGTCGAGCACCACCTGCCGACGGGATTCGAGAATCACATCGGTCGGGGTCCCCTCCAGCGTGACGCCGGCCTGGCCGTAGAGTGCCCGCTGTGTGCTGGTGAGCCGGCGGCCCTCTTCCAGGAGTCGCTGCTGCTGCCAGGTGCTGGCCAGTTCGATCTCTTTGGCCTCGCGTTTTTTGGCGCGGTACATCGACCTGTATCCCGAGGCCTCGGCGGCGCCCTGCGCGGCGGCCCCGGCGGCCTGGATACCCGATCCGATCAATTTCGACCAGACAGCCCAGCTCATCGTCGTATCTCCAATTCCGGCGCCACAGCGCGAACGGTCATCGGCATGGGCGCATCGGCGACGATCGACAACTGCGCCGACAGTCCGTAGGTGGTGGGCAGGTGGACCTCGACGTCGCCTGTAAAGAGCCCGGTCATCTCCACCGGCATCAGTGCCTCCGACCCAACCCACAGGGCCCCGGCGGTGTCGAGGAAGTTGATCGTCACATTCGGCATCGCCTTGCGGCGGGGCCACGTTGGTCCCGACTCGGCGTTGAAATCATAGCGCACGGTCTTCAGCGTGCTGGTGTAGGGCAGTCCCGCATGGGCGTACAGGGCGGGCTCGTTGATATCGATCACGCCGTTGGGGTCGACCACGAAGTCGCCCACCGCGTTGCCGTCGGCCACAACGGCCACCGTCATGCCAGCGAGGTGGTCGAGGCCGGCAAAGACCTCTGTCCAGCTACCGTAGGTGGCGCCCATCTGCTCGGGCGGCAGGCGGCTTTCGTCCCAGGGCAGGTTGGAGGCGCTGAAATACTCACCTTCCTCATCTGCAAGGAAGAACGTCGTGTCGGTCACATCGCGGATCGGCCAACTGGTGTGCAGCCAGGTCGCTCCATCGCAACCCTTAAACGCGACTCGCTCATTGGGATCGTTGGGATCGAACCCGTGGGGGCTGGAGGTGGTGACGCGGATTTTCTTCCCCGCGATCACATGGGTGCGCAGGAACGCGGCAACGGTCCCCCCTGTATTGGGGTCTGCCGCCCAGGTCAGTCCCGAGTCCACGAAATAGGCGGCGTCGAGCGTGTCGACCTGCCAGTCGGCGAGATACTCGACGTGGTAGACTGTATTGGCGTCCACCGTGCGCTGTACGAGCAGCCACAGGCGGTCCTGGTTCGCCGAGGGGATCGATGCGACGCTGCGCACCGCTCCGTCGAAGGTGTGCCGATGCCAGCCGACCACCTGGTAGTTGCGATCGTAGGTCATCCCGGCGAGCACGCCGTCGGTCCGGACCGCCCACAGGATGGGATAGGGATGCATGGTCCATGCCATCTGCGTGATTCCTGCGCCGGTGGCGTGGGAGGCGAATAGCGTGAGATCGGGACTGAGCAGAGAATCCGACTGGTATTCGTAGGCCAGCTCACGGAGCTTGCGGGCCCCTCGCTGGACCACGAGCAAGGTCGACTCGGCCGCGATCGGGCGGATCGACGCGCAGGGCAAGGCCAGGCTATGGACCACACTGGGCAGGTCGGATGCGGAGATCGAGCTGCCGAAGGTCGGCTGAATCTCCACGACGTCGGCGGCAGTGCCGATCATCAGCCCCTTGCGGTGGTAGTTGGAGACCCAGAGGATGCGGTCCTGGCCGGTGCGCAGCAGCTTGTAACCAAAACTGTCCGCATCGAGCGTCCCACTGCGGAAGGTCTCGTAGTGTCCCATCTTGGAAAACCATGTCGTCACAGGCTGATGGGCGGTCGAGGCAAAGACGAGGCGATCGGCGTAGGAGGCGATCACGCTGGGCCAGCCGCGATAGGTGCTCCAGGCCCCCTCGCTCCACCTGGTGGTGGCGCCGGGGATCGCGAAGCTGCTCCGCACGGTTGCGGTGGCGGTGCAGGGATCGTTGACGTCGGTGATGTAGAATTCGGAGGACGAATAATGTTTGTTCGTGCGGAGGGTGGCCGTGCAACTGCCGTCGTTGTAATCGGTCATCCGGACTCGAACCATCACATTCTCCAGCTCCTCGACGCCCATCATGTCCGTCACGTTGCCATCGACGCGGGCGATGGTGTCCCACGAGTAGCCTGTGTTGTTCGACGCCTCCACCAGCAAGAGCGCCTCCCATGTCCCGGTCGTCGTGAGCGTCCATTGGCCCTCCGGCCCCAACAGGATGGCGCGGGCTGGCTCGTTGGCGTCCAGAATGTCCGTGTACTGCTGCTGGGGCACCAGCGTACGCAGACGCCAGAGGCTCCCCACGTGATTGGGGTCGAACACGTCGTCGCTGGCGGTGAGCGTGACTGTCTGGCTGGGCTCTTCGTTTAGCATCCCCAGGACGGCGAACAGGAAGTCGGCCTCGCCGGAGACTTCCTCCGACCAGGTAGAGCCACTGTTGACGCTGATATAGGCTTTTCCTGCTGCGTACGTGCCGGATGAATCCCGCTTCCAATAGACCTCTTCGTCAAAAAGGCCCAGCAGCATACCGGCATAGGGGCAGCGAATTACGATGGCGTACATGGTCCCTGCGGTCAGCTCGACCGCCTCGCTCAGTTCGATGATATTCCAGTTGCCTGTCTCGCTGGTGGTCACGGTCTCGCCAATCTCCATCGTCCCGGACGCCAGGTCCGGCCCGTCGGGCTCGTTGGCGTCGGTTCCACGAATGCTGACGGTCATCGTTCCTGGATACAACTGCCGATAGAGCTTGAGTCGGATGTGCGTGGCGGCATAGTTGGCGTCGGGTGTGAACGTCTGTGCCGCCCATGTCGCTCTCAGGACCCTCCTGGCAGAGTTGCCACCGTCAATATACCCGTCGGCATAATCGTCCGGAACTGTGGCGTCGTTCGCGATGGTCACATCGGTGGCGTTCTCGGTCAGAAACGGGCCGCCGGTGAAGGGGACATCCTCGATGGTCCAATTCGTATGGCCATAGCGAGACAGTTTCTGGGGGGGATGAACGCCGTCCACGAGGTACATGACGTCCGCCGACTGCCAGGTCTGGATCTGCGCCAGGTCGTTGGCGTCGAAGACGGTCTCCAGTGAATACGGGTCGTCGTTGGCGTCTACCACGAGCCCGCCGTCGCGGTAGAACCGAATCTGCTCGTGTGTCAACTCCAGCGCGGTGGCGTCGTCGGTGGCGTAGGTGAAGGGAACCAGCATTCCGATTCCCGGCGCAGTGGCCACGTAGCGCGTCCCCGGCCGTCGAATGGCCGGTCCCTGGGGGATGCAGACGAGGTTCTCCAGGGTCTCAGCGCTCTGGAAGTACCGTTCGCTGTCGACTCGGGCCGCGACCAGTGGGGATATCTCCCCGCCACTGAACGAGGTCTGCATGATATGGACGGCGGCGGCGACGTCGCACAGAATCAGGATCAGGATCAGGGACCGTTTCAATTTCGGCTCTCCAGCCATGACGTGTTGGTGAATTTGCGGCCGCTCTGCTGGCGACTGTCTGCATATCGCCCCATCGGCAGACACACACGCTGGAGCCACATCTCCGCCCGCTCCTTGCGGGCCGGATCGAACGTCAAGGCGAGTGCCAGGTAGGCGGCCAGGCGGAGCACCAGGGCCTCCAGGAAGCCGGGCGAGAGCCCGGTGAGGACCCGTGCGATGTAGACGATATTGGCACTGGTGGTGTTGGTCAACAGCCTTTCGCCTTCGACCGTCCATTCCGGGGCGTCGCAGGCCAGCATCCGAATGAAATCATCCGGCAGATAGAAGGCGGCGTCGTAGCCGCTGACGGGATCGGCGGCGCGGTGAATGCGGGTGGCTGCCTCATCGGTGTGTTCTTCCTCGAACGCGACGGTCACCGTCAGGCTGGTATCGCTGGCGATCGCGGCGACGATTCGGGTTTCGTCTCCGATCTGAATCCGCTGCCCTGCGACCAGCTCTGTGCTGAACAGCGTGTCGGTCCCTGCGACAGTGGTCGGTGTGCCGGCGGCGACGCTCACGGTCCCCGTCAGGGCGGTATCGGCCAGCGCCGCGCGTGCGGTGAGGCACTTCCAGTCGTGGGCGTTGGCGGTGGCGTCGAAGGCCAGATCCCAATACAGCAGACACAAGGCGGCCGCCTGAGGCGTGGTGCCCGAATACGTGAGCGTCGTCAACTGGACGCTGCTGCCGGCTTGGGCGAGCGCCATATTGCAGACGTGGAGCTGGTCATAGGTGCTCATCGTTTCCTCCAGACGGGATGTTTACGCCACTGAGGAGTCCGGTTCCATGCCGGTCCCTTTCGCCAGCCCTCGATCACAGGTTCCACAGGTTCTTCGGGGTCCGTCGGCTCTTCGGGGTCTTCCGGCGGAGCCGCTTCGGTTGTGAAGCTCCACGTGTCCCCAGTGGTCGCGCCGCCGTCGGGATCGTTCGGGTCGATTCGCCAGGTGTAGGTCGTGTCGTAGTCCAGATCGGGATCGTAGGTGGTCCCGCTGGTATTGCCCGCGAGAGAGGCGTTGAGATAGACGTTGTAGTCGCTGGCGTCGTAGGCGCTGCCCCATGAGAGTGTCTGGGTCAGTTCGATGTCCGTGGCCCCGTCTGCCGGGCCGACGTAGGTGGCCTCGAACGGCGCCTGCGCTTCGGTGGCGTTGATCGAGAGCGTCCAGGACCGCGTGACCAGGGTGGCCCGGTCGGCGTCGCCTGTCTGGCTTGGCCCGGCGTTCGTGCCTGCGATGTCGAGGGCCTTGCCGCTGATTCCACTGGCGACCAGATCGGCCAGCATACGATTGACGGTCAGGTAGTCCCAGCCGCAGTCGTCGGCGTCGATTTTGACCAGGCTGCTGGTGACGCCTGAAGCCGCGCCGCCGGTGCCGTAGGTCATAGCCGTGTTGTTGATGCTGAGATATTGCACCGCCGGCCACGTGCCCGTAGACACGTCGCCCGTCATTGAGGTCGAGTAGCCATAGAATGTAACCAAGCCGCCTGGCCAGTGCGCACTCGACACGTCGCCCGTCAGCGACGTCGCGTGCCCATAGAGCGTCGTCAGGCCGCCGGGCCACACAGACGCAGGGAGCGACCCTGCAACCTTGTCTGCCCTGATGTCGATCAGCGTGATCGCACTCCATGCCGAGCATCGGTATTCGATGACCTCGCCAACACCGAGACTGATATTGGCCTCCGAGCCGCTGACCAGATTGGAGTCCCACACGTCGTCGATGTAGACCTCAATGGTTCCAGAGGAGAAGGTAAACTTGGGAGTCACGCTCTCGACTCCCGTCGCCCCGGTCAGAGCGAGGGTGTAGTTCGGCTCGGTCGTGAAGGTCAAGACATCTCCAGTGGTCGCGCCAAGATTCGGATCGTTCGGATCGATCCGCCATTGGTACTCGATCCCGCCGCCCATTGGGAGCGAGATGGAGGTAGAGTTGGTATTCTCCATGAACTTCAACGCCTGATCGACACGCCCGAAGTAGACGTTGTAATCGTTGGCGTCGCCCGTCCAGGAGAGAGTCGCGGTGGTGGAGACGTCCGTCGCCTCGTCGGCTGGAGAGGGGCCTGCGGCTGGGGCCGCTTCTTCCTCTCCCACACTGGCCAGCGATCCGGCGGTGCTGTGATAGTCGGCTTTGATCCAGGTGGCAGGACGTGCGATATTGGAGACGCGTACCTCATCAATGGTCCCATCGAAGCCGCCATCATCGCCGTAGCGGTTGCCGATATAGGCGTCAGAAGACCCATTCGGGATCGCAGGCTTATAGGCAGCGTCCGCGTAGGTCTGTACTCCGTTGTAGGTGACCAGCGACCCGGATGTGCCACTCTGCGACCACGCAACATGAGACCACTCGTTTACCGTGATATACTGAGCCGTGTCCGTCAGGGCCGCACCGCTCATCGAGATGTAGAGATTCCCATTATTGCGAATGATGAACTGCCACTCATATCCGGCCGTACCGTCGCCTTTCTGGACAATCTTACAGTAGTTGACACCCCATCCCGTATCGGGCTGGACCCATGCGCTGGCGGTGAACGAATCGCTGGCCGAGAAATCCCACTCATCGGAGTCCGCGATGAGGATGTGATTGGACAGGTCGAAGTCCTGTGCCTGTCCGATCTGGCCCGTAACCTGTAACGGGCTGTTGGCCCCGCTCTTCGTGCCGGTCCCTGCGTAACTGGTCGAATCGGACACGGTACTGGTCGTAGCGTCGGCCATGTGCCAGACGCCGACGTGGTTGGCGTCCCAAACGCCTGGGGCGTCCCACGCTGCCTCTGCTGCCTCGTTTCCGTAGTAGACATAGACGACGGTGTTGGCGTCGCTGGCAACAGATGGGACGCGGACCCACATGGTGGCTGTAGCCTCGTTGGAATCGACAGACCAGGCCTCCAACTCGGCATCCAGCAACGTGGTCCCGTCGGAACTGGTGAATCGGATATCATTGGCATCTGCCTGCGCGTAGGTCCCCACATTGGGATCGGACGCCAAGCTCACCAGCAGGGGAAAATCCGTCAGCGCCGCATCGACGTTCGTACTGTCGATGGTGATGGCCTTACGGTAATCCCAGCCCGTGAGCCAGTCGGCCTGCGCCGGCAGAGCCAGTAACAGTACAATCAGCAAATGACGCATTGGAAACCCCTAATCTGCGGTGATCGCATCTTCTGCCGCCGTCACGCGAGTGCGCAGTGCCGCGAATTGAACCTTGATCGCGGTAATCGTCTGGGGGGTGGCTGCGAACGTGTGACCATGCATGACGATAGTCCCATCGGTGTAGAGCTGCACCAGTTGATATTGGCGGATTGCAGCGGCACGGATGTACTCTGCCCGGTCCATATTGCTGGTCAGGCTCGCGACGTCCACTTCGTGCAGGGGAGTCGAGCCCCACGCCGTTGTCGCCAGGGATGGAGTGATGGCCTCCCGCACGGTCACCGGCCAGAAGGCCCCCAGCACGGACGCCGACAGCAGCAGGATCAGGATGATCGCGAATCGTCTCATCGGGTGAATACCTCCCATACATAGGCGTAGATCTCGAATCGATCTGCGCCGGTGGTGTTGTTGACCTCGATCTTGAGGCCGCCGTCGAAGGGGACACGCTGCCCGTCGTAGCTGACGGGACCGGCGGTCATATCCAAATCCAGGGCCTCGAACATCAACCCGCCCGCTCGGTCGGTGATCCGGACGGACCATTGCGTGTCGTCGCCTTCGGCCACGATGACGACGCGCTCGAGGTATCCGGTCAGATACGGATCGACCACATAGGTCCCTGGCTCACCGGGCTCTTTGATGAGCTCGACGACATGGAGGGACTCGTAGGAGTTGCTATATCGAGCCGTCGCCCAATCGGGTCGGCCCTGGATCGCACGCGGTCCGCGAACGCGAATGCCGGGCGATGCAGCGGGGAGGTCCGGCGGGGACGGGTCGTCGGGCGTGATACCGGCGGCTGCTGTGGTGAAGGTTCGCGTGACGCTCGACGTGAGGCCGCCCGGTCCAACGGCATCGATTCGCCACTGATAGGTGGTCGAGTCTGCCAAGTCTGTGAGCGAGTAGCTCAGGCCGGTCGTACTGGCAACAAACTCCAGACTGGTTGTCCCGACCCACAGATCGTAGCGCGTGGTCTGTGCCGTGCTGCCCCATCGAAGCGTTACGTCGGTGGCCTGATTCGTCGCGCCATTTGCAGGCGATTGGAGCACCGGCGTTCCCGGCGCCTGGATGACCTCGGCTGCGGTGGTGAAGCTCCACACCGGCGACAGGCTCGCTCCGTATTGATTCTCGGCAGCAATCTGCCAGTAGTAGGTCGTCGCGTAGTCCAGATCGGTTGGCTGGTGCTGCCGGATGGTGGTCTCGGACTCGAAGACGAGAGCGTCGGGGCTGGTTCCCATAAACACCGTCCACGTGCTGGCGACGCCTTCCCAGCGCAGCGTGACCGTTGGCGATACGTCCGTCGCTGCATCTGCGGGAGTCGGTGAACTGGGTACGCTCGGCGGCGTGATGATGGGGTCGGGCAGGTTGTCGCGGTAGGCGGCCCACATTTCGACGTGGAACGCCTCCCATGCCTCGCCGCTGGTATCCATCCAACGATCCACCCAGCCGAACATGGCCTCGTGGTTCCACTGCGGTTCGAGGCCCATAATCATCGCAGCCAGGGTGAATCCTGGATAAGCGATCGAGGCCGTGTGGCGGTAGTCGGCCCCCCATGAGGGGTTGTCCTGAACGGGCAGCGTAGCGTGCCGCACGCCCCATTCGGCAAGCCCGAGATCCGCTACGCGATAGCCCTCCAGCTTGAACGTGGAACTGCTGGTGGGCGTCGTGGTCCACGCCTCCGAAATGGTCAGGGTGACAGGATCTTCCGGATAGCCTGATCGGTTGTAAGTGGAACTGCTCACGTAGCGCATCTGGCCGGCTCCGGTTCCCGCCGTGATGATGACATAGCGGTCGTGAGGTTGGCCCCACCAACGCGGAAGGCCGTTGATAACGAGCGTTGTGGACGTCGCACTGATCGGGTGGCCGGTAATCTCCGTGGCCAGAACGCGATCGACGTCAGCCTGGCTCACATGGAATGTCTGCATGTCTTCCTGAAAATAGAGATAATCTGGAGGCAGCGAACCCGCTCCGTAGAACCCGCCGCCTGTCTTGGCGCTATAAGCATAGACGCCGGATTTCTCTCCGACGGCGCTCATCGAGGAATTGCCCAGCACGGCCCCTGCGAACAGGATCGGGAACTTACGGCCCATGCAGTGCCCGCCATCAGGCTCCCACGTGGTCCGTCCGCCCGTATGCGAGACGATGCCGTAGTTGTCGATTCCCAACTGCGTGAACCGAATCATCAGGGTCTCTTTCTGCTCATCGGTGTAGTTCAGGTGCAGGGCGAGCGCTCCCGAGCCCATCCGGGCCGACAGGTCGCGTCCGTAGGGCGGCATCTGTCCCGCCGGGTGGAACGTGCGGCCATTGGCGCCGTAGCCGAAATCGATCCACGGACCCTCGAACCACTCGGCTGCCGCCATTGGGGTCGGAGCGCTGGCGGTCGGAGTCAGGGCGTAGAGCAGGCCATAGTTCAGTTGGCTGGTATTGCCCGGAATGGTCTTGTCGGTCCCGAAGTACGCAGGCCGGAACGATCCATCTGCCGGGGCCGATGCGAGAACGGTCAGGATGGCGCAGTAGCCGACGTACGATGCGCTGGAAGCGGAGGAGAGGCTGCGCGACGAGATCAGGGACGATCCGGTGGCAATGGTAAGGGGCAGGGACGTTGCGACGTTGGTCGATGCGTTCCACATATTCGACCGGCTGTCGAAGCCCTGTGCCGTATTGACGACCGGGTTAATCATCGATCCGTTCTGCGTGGCCCCCGATGGACTGATGCCCGTGACCGTCACCGGTCCGACCACGTAGAAATCCCCGTTCGCAAATTCGCCCACGGTGTAGGCTTTGTCGAAGGTCCAGGTGATTCCGTGTTGCGTGACGCTGCTGAGGCTGCCTGTAGTGCTGGTGGTGGTTCCGGTGGTGAAGGTCCACTCGTCGCCCTGGGTCAGTCCGTAGGTGTTGTTCGGATCGATCCGCCATGCGTATTCATTCGCGTCCACCATTCCACTCGGCGTGTAGCTCCTGGTCGTCTGGTTGGCCATGAGCGTCAGATCGCCGGGCGTCCCGAAATAGACGTCGTAGTTCGTTGCGTTGGCCGAAGCGTTCCACCCCAGCGTTGCACCCGTCGATACCCCGGTTGCCCCGTCGGCTGGTGTGATGATGGTGGTCTTGGCGGGTGGATCGTAATTCGGCTCGACTTCGGCTCCGAGGTCCAGGTACTCGACCGTGCCGCTTACCGTTGACGACGCCCCGTGGTTGCCCTTGGTGTAGGCGGTGACGGCGTAGTCGAAATCGAGTTGCTCGCCCGCTGGCACGTCCATGAGAACGCTGTTGACGTCCACCGCTCCGTCCTCTCCGTGGTAGGCCGTAGTGGAGATGTACAGCGTCAGAAGTCCGGTGGAGTTGTCACCTGCGTCGTCGTCGCGCTCCAGTTGGAAGAAATACCTCGTGCCGACAACCAGGGTGACGGAGTTGGTGTCGATCGCGCCATCGTCCCAGATCGCAAGATGGCAGTTGAGAACGCCCGATTCGTTCTTGACGTAGACGCCCTGGACGTCGCGCACGCCCCATACGAAGTCCATGTAGCTGCCCACCGTATCGGTCAGTGCGAGCAGGCCCAGCGTGCCGTTGTTGGTGGCCTCGTTGACATCAGCCTGCCAGCGAATCGAGTAGTCTCCGCTGAAGTAGTTGGCGCCCAGCAGGCGGTAGGCATAGGCCGAATGGTCCATGCTCAGGGTCGTGGCGGTGATCGTGTTGGCGTCGGTGACGGCCAGTTCGCTTTGCGGGTTGACGAGGGTCCAATAGTTGAAGTCCTCCGTTTCGCCATAGTTCGGCTCTCCATAGGCATAGGCCGTGGTGAATGTCCAGACATCGCCCGCGGTCTCGCCCTCTACGTTATTGGCGTCGATCCGCCACATGTAGCTGGTGTTCGGATCGAGTTCGGCGGGGGCGTAGCTCCTGGTCGTCTGATTTCCGATCTCCGAAAGCGAGCCTTGGCCAAAATTGACGATGTAGTCGGTTGCCCCATCGGCAGCCGCCCATGTGAGCGTCGGCGTAATGGTAACGCCGGTAGCCTGGTGCGCTGGACTGGGGCCGGTGGCCTGGCCCGGCGCTTCCTCCGGCTCGTCTGGCACGTAGCCATCGATCGAGATATTCTCGATGAGTCCGCTCTGCGTCACGCTGGAATTGCCGTTGGTCCGCGTGAACGCCGTATGGGCGTATTGCCACGACTGACCCCAACCTACAGGAACGTCCAATGTGACGGTATCGACCTCAGACGCCCCACCCTCTCCGTAGTAGTTGCCGGTGCAGATGATGAGCGTGTAGAGGCCCTCGCTGTTCGTGCCGCCGTCTGCGTCGCACGTGATCGTGATGTAGTACTTGGTGGAAATCGACAGCGGATCGCTCAATTCGTACACGTGATCCGGGTAGTTGTGCGCCTCCAGGATCAGCAGGTGCCCGTTGGCGTCTCGCGACCACCGAATGGCGATGCCCTGGCCGAAGAAAATGCCGGTCCACGTTGTCCCGTCGGTGATGTTGGACAGACCCCAGACGCCTAGCACGTTGGTGTTGATCGTGTGGCTGCACTGGCCGCCGGTGAACTCCATAGTGACCTCGAAGTCGCCCCAGTAGTCGGCCCCGAAGTCTTTCGTCACGTACGCTTGTTGGGCGGTAGTGACCTGGGCGACAGTAATTGCGGTGTCCGTCACGGTCAGGACGCTATAAGGGTCTTCCTCGGTCCAGGTCGAGAGGTCCTCTGCGCCCTGAACAGGCCAAGCCAGGAGGGCGAGAAGCATACAGATTGTCAGGGCGCGTTTCATATCAAGCTCCAGCAAGGGGGCCCTAAGGCCCCCGGTGAATTCGACTGTTACTCGCGGGTGAACTCGATCGTCGTCACAATGACGTCGTCGGCCTCCGCGTTGGCGCCGGCGGTGGTGATGTAAATGTCCTTGTCCTCGGTCAGCGGGGTGTTGTAGACCGTCGGAGACAGCACCTGCGCGACGTTGGTGGCCAGCGTCGTGAAGGTGCCGAGGGCATCGGTGTCGCCGGCCCAGCCGATCGTGCCGGTCACCGCATTGCTGACGTTGGTGCCCTTGATGGTGGTTCGGATGGGGATGTCCCCCTTGCGCAGCTTGCCGATATAGATCAGGCTGCCGATATCGCTATTGGCGGTCAACGTGGCCACGTCGATCTGCGCCCGCACCTTGCCGCCTCGCTGAGACGGCTGGAGATAGTCCTCACTGAGGGGACTGGCGGCCGCCGCGTAGTTGGCTCCGTACTGTGTTGATGCTCCCATGGTTGAACTCTCCTAATCAGAGTGCTGTGATTCGTTATCAGAGTGCTGTGCTCGCAGGGCTACTACGCCGCGGCCTTGAGCAGGACCTTCACCACGGCGGGGCCCTCATTGCGGACGGCGCCGACGTTGAGGGTGGTCGTGATCTGCGTGGCGTTCTTGTTGACGTTACGCTCGATCATCGTGTTGATATCGCCGCCGATCCCGAACGTCACCGAGCCCTCTGCGTAGGCGAAGGACTCGACGCAGGTCGTATCGACCGCGTGCATCTGGAGGCCCGTGCCCGTGGCGCGATACTCCACCTGGATGAACTCGAAGCCGTGGAGCATCCCCATCTTGCCCTGGACGATATCCCGGGCCGCTTTGAATTCTTCCGAGCCGTACTCCGTCGAGGCCAGGAGGGCCTGGAGGTTGTAGGCGTTGGTGACGAAGTACCGCTTGCGTGACGGGTCCACCTCCGCCTGGTCGAGCAGATACTTGGCCAGCAGGACCTTGGCCGCTGTCAGCGTGGTCTGGGTGGTGTCGGTGCCGTCGCTGCCGGCGGTGTGCAGCGTGCCGTCGCCGTTGATGATGCGGCACTCGCCCACGTCGTAGGGATTCACCAGCGTGGTGCCGTTCTTGCCGGCGTTGGCGATTCCGCCGAGGGCGCTGATGATCCAGCGGTCCTTGGCGCGATTGGCCGCCGCCACAGCCGCCTGAACGTAGGGGCTGCGGATGTCGGTGAGCACCTTGGGCTCATCGTGCTTGTCGATCAGGTCGGGATATTCCATATCGTGGATGAACCCGATCCGACGGCTGTGCGGGGTGTGGATGAATTCGACGTCCTGATGCCGGGTGGCTCGCTCGTACATTTCTCCCGAGCCGATGCGCTCGGCGGTGAACGAATCACCCTTGACGCCACTCTTGATCTGGCAGGTCGCCTGGAGCCGACTGTCCTTCTGCTGACTGAGCATCAGGACGTTGTCGTAGAACTGGCGGACCATGTTTTCGGTAATCGAGAAGCTCATCGGGGAACTCTCCTATCAAATGGTTCTGAAAGCTCAGGTGACACCACCTGAGAGAGGAGAGCTCCCCGATACGCAACGCCCATAACGTCGCTCACGGACCCTGCCGTTTGCGTTTGACCTCGCCAGGCTACGGACCCCGGTGGGGCTGCCCGCTTCTCAAAATGTCCTGTACCGGACCCGGCAGTGGGCTACCCGGCGTTGGACAGTTGTTCTCGCAATTGCATGATCTCGTCGTGGATCTGATCGTGTCGCGGGCCCGTGCCCTCCAGCCAGTCCTTGGAGGTCTGGAGGTCACGCAGTCGCCGCTCGATGGCGCTGGCGTTGGTACGGCCATCCGATCGGGCGTTGAGCCGATCGGGGCTCACCGCCTCGCCAATCTTGTGCATCAAGGTCAAGAAGGCGGGATCGGCGAGATATCCTGCTTCCTTGAAGTGTTCCATCTGGGCCTGGTCGGCGAAGGCCGCTGCGGCCGTCTGCGCCAGTTGCCGATTCGAGTCGAACTTGGCCCCCCAGCGGTTCTTGAGCTCCGTGGTCGCTTCGGCGTGCTTCTGGGCCTGCTCGCCGGCCTGCTGGTTGTGGGCGTTGACGTTCCACTCGATCGTCTTTTTGGTCAGATACTCCATCTGCTGGGGCGTCAGGCGTGCTTCGTGGGCCCACTGCCGCCAGGTCTTTTCGATCTCCGGATCGGCCGCCATGCCCTCGGGCAGCTCGACCTTTACCTCCGGATAGCCTTCGGGGCTCTCGGGCCAGCCGAGTTGACGGCTCAGCGCGTCGAGTCCGTCCCTATCCTCGGGCCCTTCGGGCAGGATGGCCCGCTTTTTACCCAACGCCTTCTCCAGGTTGAAGATCTTCTGCGCCATGCCAGGCACGTTCTCGATCTCCGTGAGGCTCTTGAGGTCCCGGACCTCCGCGAACGGCTCGGCTTGGAGCCAGTCGGGCCTCAGTGTCCCATCCGGTTGGACGTAGCCCTCCGGCTGGGTCGTCTGTTGCGTCGTATCGGTCATGGTCGTTTCGGGAATCACAGATTACTCCTGTCAGCACAGCTTTCGGGCGGCCTCGATATCGCCGTTGGTGACGGCGAACGGTTTCTGATCGCGGCCGGTGAATTGATACAGCGGCTGTCTCGGGTCCTTGACCATGTAGTCCGTGGGCAGCTTGGCCAGGACGCTCAGGGCCTGGCGGGCCGTCGCCAGTGGGACGTCCTCGGTCATCACCAGGCGGGCCGCCTCGATGTCGGCGTTGGTGATCTCAGCGCGATGGCCGCATCGCTGAATCAGGTAGGTTCTGGGGACCGATCCCTTCACCGCCTCCTGGGTGGGCTCCAATAGGGCGATATGCGCCAACGGTTCGATCGCGCCGCGAATGGCCTGGATCATCTTGGCTTCCGCCTCTTCCAGCGCCTTGGCCTCTTCCAGCGCCTTGGCCTCTTCTGTGGTTTTCTGCTCTGCGGCTTTCGCCATAATTACTTCTCCTTGAGATGGTTGAGGATGTATTCCAATACGGCCAACTGCCCGCAGCGAAACGCCGTGGCATGTACGTTCTCGCCCGAGAACGGATTGCCCCCGAATCGGGCGTTGAGGTCGGCGATGATCGCGGCGCCCTGGGGCGATCGGAGCCACTCTCGATAGACCTCGTCCATCAGGCGGCCTCCATCAGGGCGCGAGCGGGCGAGCCCTCTTCCGGCCGTTTGGGGCCGCCCATGAGCTGCATCTGCTGCATGGCCTGCATCTGCATCATCTGCTGCGCCTGTCGCTCGGCGCGGGCCTCACGCAGGGCCCTGACCTCATCGCGGGCCTTGAGCCACTTGACCGGCCAGGCCATCTTCTCCAGGAACCCTCGCGTGATCTCATCGAATGACAGGTTGTCGAAGATCGTCGGGTCCAGCTCGCCCAGTGGACTCAGGAAGATCAGCGCATCCTCCACCAGGCTCAGCTCCGCGTACTGCATCGCGATCGCCAGCGTGGAGATATAGCGGATGTTCGCCAGTCGCAGGTAGCCCAGGGGAATCCCGTGAAGGTACTCGGGCACTTCCGAGGCGATGGACATCAGCACGCGGATCATCGGGTCGAATAACTCCACTTTCATCCGCCCGAACGATGGGCCCAACATGCTCATCTTCTCAGCCATGATCGACCGGACTTCCGTCGCGGTCCGCCGCTTTTCGTCTCCGAGGATCAGGAACAAATCGTTGTAGAACACCCGCTTGATGATGTCCCGCTTGCTCTCGGCGTATTCGTGCCCGAAGTCCACACGAGCACCGCTTTGAAAGGCCTCCGGTTTGACCAGGGGATTGACGGGGTTGACGCGGTAATACAGCAGACTGGCTGGGTCGAGGGACACGTCGCCGATGAAGCTGCCGTCGGGCACGAGGATCGGGGGTCGTACGACCATTTCGGCACCGGCGATGATGGTCTCCTCGATCTTGTTGACCATCTTCATATCCGGCAGGGCGGTCATCCCGCACGAGCGACCGTACTTTTCCCCGGCGGCCTTGGTGAACCGGCTCACCAGATACCGTTGCTCGGGCCAGCCGCTGCGACGGAGCACGTGCTCGCCGCTGATCCAGGTGCTGGCGATCGGCATATTCTCGACGTCCGCCGGTCCACCGGGATAGTGGCGGCGGGGCACGGCGGCGTGGGTCACGGGAAACGACTGCTGTTTGCCCGACGCCGTTTTGTAGGCATCGACCACGCGCGGCGGTACGCGGCCCAGGCCGAACTCCTCGACCATCTGCTCGGCGGTCCACTCGAATTGTCGCAACACCGATCCGACGCGTCCTTGCTGGTCCTCGGAGAAGACGATCTGCTCGAACGGGTGGCAGGTGAACTCGAAGAGCGTCTTGTCGCCCCGACCGGGTTCCAGCGTCGCCGTGCCGGCGGTAGCGGTATCGAGCGCGTCCTCGAAAAAGGCCTCCTCGAAATTGCTGGCGCTCATCTCGTCCTTGATCAGCTCGGTGAGCCCGAGGAGCTGGTGGGAGATGTCCTCTCCAATCCCGCTGCCCTCGATCGGCGGCAGCAGCATGAAGTTCGTTCGTGACGGATTCCACATGAAATTGTACATGCCGGTGGCGAACCGTTCGGCGGCGGTTTCTCCTGTCGAATCATACAGTGTGTTGTGGACATCCTGCCCCTCCATCCGCTTGGTCAGCACGTTGCCCCGCCGTGGCAAGCAGTAGTCGTACACCTGCTGGACCAGGGATTTCACGGTCGACCGCTCGGAGTCGAGCGATTGCCACATCGCATTGATTTCGGCGGGACTCATCGCACTCCTACCAGTGTCGGCATCGTCATGCGTGCGGAGCCGACGCGGCCGCCGGTGAGATTCGTCTTGGTGCCCATGGCCAGTTGCCTCCGGAGGCGATCCTCACTGGCGATCACCTCGGGATCGGTCACCTCGGGCAGGGGGTCGGAGGTTTTCTTTTTCGGCCGGCCCCACATCGCAATCAACGACATCAAGTCACTCATGCTACCGCTCCAACGGAGATCTGTACGTCGCCTTTTTCTGACGTTCCTGAGGCCGGCCGCACGGGGCCGGTCGATCTGGCCTGATCATACAGTGGCCGGAGCGTTTGATGAAAAATGCACAGCCCTCGCATCCAGGCAAATCGCCAGAACTCGTGTCGATGTATGGGTTTACACCTTTGCCGAACATTTTTTGCCTTTCTGATTCTTGTCCCCCAATGAGGGACAAGGGATTTCCTCGCCCAGCAGCAGTCCCGACGCCAGCAGCAGGGAGGTGACTACCTCCGAGCGGCGGGAGACACCCGTCTTGACCCGCAGTCGCTTGAGGTACGTCAGGACGGTGCTCTTGCCGATCTCCAGCCGGCGGGCGATCTGCCCCACGGTATGACCCAATACCAGCAGGATGGCCACGTCGAGCTCCCGAGGGGAAAGCGACAGTTCCTCTCGCAGCGCCAGCCACAGTCGGGGATCGTTGAGCCGCTCTCGCGACATTTGCCGGGTGTCCATATCAAATCCTCCTGGAGGTCTTCGCCGTCACCTGGCGGGGCCCCTGGGTCCGCTGCGAGTCCAACGAGAGCGCGGCATAGGCCAGGGCGGTTACACCGGGATAGTCCGCCGGCTTCAGCGTAGCCGGGTCCACGTGGGCCGGGGTCGTCAGCAGTTCGCCCCGCAATCTCGAACCCGCCGGCAGGACGATCCGGTCGACCTCCAGTGCCCGCGCGACCAACGGCAGGGCGTAGGCCAGGGGCTGGTGCATGGCGCACAGCAGGGCCGGTTCGATCCCCAGGCCTAACGTGGTGGCAAACTGCATCGCGGCCACGTGCTCGGTGTCGGCGAGAATCCGCTCGGGCCGGAAGTAGTGGTGCAGCCCCGCCAGCATGGCCACCAGGGCATACAGCCTACCCTCGACCACCTCATCGAGGACATCGAGGACATATTCGCCCCGAATGGCCCGATCTCTGGATTGGCCCACCACCACGGCGTACCCGCTCCGACTCGCCGGCCAGGAGACCCCCACGTGGATCCTCGTGTACTGGTGGTCCAATTCGGCAGGGTAATGTGTCGTTCCCGGGATCATCAGAACAGCCATCCTTCCTGCGAAACCGCTTTCCGCTCGGCCCTCGCCGCTTCCGCCTGAGCGTATTCATCGTCCACGTGCTCCGGGGCGGGCCGGCGTCCGTTGGCGATCCACTCCCAACCGAGCCACCAGTCCCACCACTCTCGCACGAGTTGCTCCTGGGCGTGGATGACCATGAGCATCAATTGCTTTTGCGCCCGAGGCATCAGCTCCCCACCCTGGAACCGCAGAGGCATAGCGAGAATCTCCTCGTCGGTACGTCCCATGACGTTCCACGGGAAGGCGTCGGGAACCACCTGGCGGCCGTGGTCGGTGGCGGCTCGGGCGAACTCCCTGTAGCGGGGATGGGCAAGGATCTCTGCGATCGTGCAGTTAGGGTTGAACTGGATGGCCATCGCTAAACTCCTTCGGTTTGACCTCTCGGCTCTGGACGTACTTCCGCCGGAACGCCTGCTCGGCCTCTTTCTGTAGAAACCTTACCTCGGTCGCCGTCGGTGTTTGCAGCGGTTCCACTGGCCCAACCTCGGTGAGATCGCCAAACTGAAATGCCTCTCTCGATAGTCCCATCGGTCACCTCTGGAAGTAGCTATCGCCCTCAACGCTGTACAGGCAATAGCGCAGTGCATCGGGGCAGTGATCGTGTTGTTTTTCGGGCTCATCGCGCGGGTCGCGGCTCGTCGTGCCCTCGCGCCAGCGATAGGCCATCATCTCCCGGATCGTATGGACGCAACGAGGCGCTATGGTCAGGCTAGGCTCCCCATCGCGCTGGATCTTGAGCTTGGCTTGCACCAATTCGAGCCCGAGCCGCACGTCCTTCTTTGCCGGGAGGGTATCGATCCCCAGTAGCCTCAGTTCGTGTACATCCTGCGCGTCGTGGTCCGCCCACGTGGCCACGAAGTGACCCCGATGGGCGCATTTGATCCTGGCTGCGTGGTAGGCGAGGCTCTCGCGGGCCTGGTAGTGCTCGTCGTACACGTGCCAGCGGCGGTCCGGACCGTACCTCGCAACCCACAAACATACAAACGGATTGTTGAACCCAAGGTCGATCCCGCGATAGAGATCCGCGTCCGAAGGCAGCACGACGTTACGCACGTGGATATCACGGCGAAACGCCTTGTACACCGCTCCGAGGAAGGCGGCGAAGTGCCCCTTGATCCGCGTCTCCTGGACCTCCTCGGGCCACTCGGCGATCAGGGCATCGATCCGGTCGTCGGCGATATACCCGCCCCGCGAGAGACGGTTGTCGTTGAGATCCGCATAGATGACCTCGTCGTCGGGACCCGGGTCCGACGACCGCTCTTCCAGCCAGGGTTGGGAGATCAGCGGCGTGCAGCTCCACGCCAGAAACCCTCCCGAATCCAGCAGGCGCATCTGCATCTCCTGCCAGATCGATTCCGAATCGTGCTCGCACTGCTCGTCGGCGTAGATCGCCGCAATGTCTCGCCCCTGAAACGCCACGCGACCCTGCTCGAAGGCCTTGAACTCGATCCGGATCCCGTTGACCAGCGACAGCACCGCCGGAATGTCCCGACCGCGGTTGTGCCATGCAATCGACTGGACCTGTCCCGGCGGCAGATACGCCCTGACCTTCTCGCGCCAGACGATGGCGCCCACCATATCCCACGTCGGCGCCACAGCCCACACGGTCGACTTCGGCGGCACGCGTCGCCAGGGATGCACACCCAGCACGTACGAGCACAGGTCGTAGCCGGTATTCGCCTCGGATTTGCCCGACCGATTGCCCCCGAAGAACCACCGATACCGCGCGTGCGATTTGTGGAACCTCGCTGCCGCCGGCAGGGGCCGGTACGTGAGGAGCTTGGCGCCTACGGCTCGAATCTGGTCGTTAGTCACCGCCCATCGCCTTTCGGATCTCGTCGCACTCTTCGTCGCTCAATACGTGTTCGCCCGTGACGTGCACGTGCTCGGTCGGTTTGCCCTCATCCCGACTCCAGGCCTCACGTGTAGCGAGCCAGGCCGTGCCGGCCAGGCCTTTGCGCACGAGCTGCTCGGCCTGTTTGAGCGCTGCCCGTTCGCTCATCGTCAGGTCCCGCCGCCGCTTCTCGGTTTTCAGCTCATCGGGTGTCATCTCCAGCCACTTGCAGAAGTGCCGCCAGAGGTTCGACCTGGCCTTGGGCGGGCCGGCCGGATTGCCCGATTGACCCGGCTGAAACTGGTGCTCCACGGGTGGGCGTCCGCGACCCACCGCTGTCGATTTTCGGGGTTTTCCCTGTTTGGCAGGGGACTTCTTCGTGGTTTTCTTGCGGGCCGGCTTGCGGGGGACCGGCTTTTTCGCGACCTTCTTCGTCGCCTTCTTCTGGGTTGTTTTCTTCCTGGCCATTACGAGCCTCCCATGGCCCGGGCGATCCCGGGAACGATTTTGCTCATGGCGACACCGCCCAGGCTGGCGACGCCGCGCTTGCCCCGTTTCTTCGCGATGTCCCGCTCGCACCGCTCGCAGAACACCTTAAAATCACAGGACTTAACGCTTTTGGAGAACTCATTGTACCACGCCTTCGCCCACACACCGACAATGGATTTGTCCTCGTCTGTCGCGAACTCGATGTTGATCGGGCACTTGCAGCCGGTGACCGCCTGGTACATCAGGCGCCCGAACTCCACAGCCCTGGGATCCGACCAGTACAGCAGCGACCCCACCAGTTGGGGCACTGACTGGGACCGGCGCCTCGACAGGGTCGATTTACCGGTCCCATGGTCAGATTTTGGCAGGTTGGCAGGTTTGTCCGCTGTGAGGCTGTCGGCCTGTCGGTTGTCGGGTGTCCCGCTGTCGGCTGTCTTGCTGTCTCCTGTCCCCCCTGCACCCCCCTTGGAACCTGAAAGGGATTTATTGCGCGCTGATTTCCCTGGCGCTGGCGCTAGGTCTCTGTCGGCTGTCCCCTGTCCCTCTGTCCCTCTGTCTCTCTGTCCCCTGTCCCCCTGTCTCCTGGCTGCGCCAGCAGACAGGGAACCTGCTATCCCCTCATCCCTCTCACCCCCCCTATAGTCCCCCCCGCTCCCCCTT